CTAGATCCTGAAGAACCTCCACTAGATCCTGAAGAACCTCCACTAGATCCTGAAGAACCTCCACTAGATCCTCCACTAGATCCTGAAGAACCTCCACTAGATCCTCCACTAGATCCTGAAGAACCTCCACTAGATCCTGAAGAACCTCCACTAGATCCTCCACTAGATCCTCCACTAGATCCTCCACTAGATCCTGAAGAAGCTCCTCTAGAACCCACACCAGATGCTAAACTAGCTGCGGCACCTAGAGCTACGTTTGTAGCGGCACCTAGAGCTACGTTTGTAGCGGCACCTAGAGCTACGTTTGTAACAGCACCCAGTAGGGATCCCCTAGTGCCAGCAAATTGTCTAGCAATTATATCTCTTCCGATAAAAGTTCCTGTAAATACTCTTGCACCCCAAGTTTGGTCACCTGGAGCAAGATTACCCTCTAATGCATCACAATTTGCAATATTAGATTTGAGATTAATGGCATTTCCAGATTTTAGAGTAATATTTTTTCCTGCAATGAGTTCTATGTTTTCATCTGCATTTATAGTCACACTTGCACCTCTAATCTTTATTTGCCCATTTTTTTCGGCAGTTATGGTAACATCTCCATTTTTCCCGGTGATAACAATATCTATACCAGTTGATCTTGACTTTTGTCCACCAATAATCTCTATACATTGGTCATTATAAATGTGTAGTATTCCACCTTCGGACATTCCTATTAATGAAATGTCATTATTATCTGAAACTGCATAAAGATCATAAACCTCACATCCGTTTAATCCCATTTGGGGATTTGCCATATCAAGACGAACCTTAGGTCCAAAACTTGTAAAGTTTCTTCCTTCCCAATTTTGGCTTGGTCTTTGTGGCATTATTTTTTAATACAGTAAATTATTTGTTTAATGTCACCTTGGAAATCATCTGATATTGTCTTAAGTACTGGAATAAGTATCGCTCCAGATCCAGTTTCACTCTCTACTGTTATTTTTGGATAATCAGTAATCTCAATAAGATTTCCTTGTCCTTGATTATTTATAGACGTGATTTTGATCGAAACAATAGATCCATTACCATTTGTTTTGATTGAATAAGTATTGCCGACAGTATCTCTAACGATATCAGTATTCTTATAACCAAAACCAGGTTCAACAATGGTTGGCGAATTATCTGCAATATATTTTGTGGTTAAATCTCCTTCAGGATAATTAATTGGATAGTTTTCTCCAGGAGAAACAATATATATTTTCTCAAGCACTCCACTTTCATTGATTACAGACCTAGCAACTGCACCATATCCCTGATTACAGTTATCAACAATTTCAACAAATGGTGGGAAACTATACCCAGATCCTCCTTGTAATACTTCTATACCTATTACAGATGCTGTTTTTACTAATTCCTCTTCAACTATTGCACCAAGAATAACCCTAGCTGTTGCGCCAACTCCCCCACCACCAAAAATATTTACAGTTGGTCCAGAACATCTTACTGGTGGTCCAGTATAACACGAACTTAGTAAACTATTAAACTCTGAAGATGAAACTCTTGGATTAAAAATATCAAAAGCACCGATAGAGGATGTTAAACTATTAACTACTTCACCTGCATTGATTAGAGATTGTCCAATACTATTTGCTCTTGATGCTGTCTCCATAATCTGATTAAAATCTATACCTCTTGATTGTTTTGCCCCCTTACCAATAACCCAAAGATTTGTTTGTGAGTTATAATCTACTGCGGTTTCATTACAAGAAAGAATAGATGCTAAACCTGCGATTCCTCCACCATTTGATCTTAAAAATCCCTCTACACTGAAACCACCAGATATAGATGAAACTGCACCCATCGCTGAGGATAATGCACTAGAAATATTACCAATAATTGAGTTTGCCAAAGATCCGACAACTTGTTCCCCAACGCAAGAAACAAAGTTTAGAACGTTATCAACAACAGAAGTCAAAATATTTTTGATTACATTAAAAAGTCCAGAGATAATATTATTAATAACACATGGTAACAAATCTTGAATTGCCTGAATTGGTAAAACCATTGCAGTTTGTGCTGCAACTCCTGCTCGGTGAGCAATCGCACTGTTTAGTGTTGCTGCTAAAACTGTGGCATAAACTGTATCATAGAGTAATTTTAATCCAGAGTTCAAAACTGGTGCAAGTCCTTTATATAATCCATTTACCATAGATCCAACCATACCACTTGATATTTTTCTAATCTTTTCGGATATTTTTCCAATTTCTTCATTTAAGATCCTTCTAATTTCTCCTGTTGCATTTTGTATTCCATTAGTAATTGCCTGAACTTTTCTCATAAGATTATCAACTTCAGTCACTATTTTACTTACAGTGCTATCTGCCTTTCCACTTGCAAAATCAATAACATCACCTATTGCACTATAATAACTAATCTCATCTCTTCCTATTTTTCTTGCTTGATCAACTGAGATTGTTCTTGGAGATTTTTGTGCGGAAGTATTTTGTTCATTATTTTCAACTGCTTTTAAAGTGCCATTTGGTTTTGAAATATTATTGGTATACCCAGTAAATGGTTGAAATGGATTTTGATAGTCTTTAGATGGTACTTGAGAAGTTCTTCCAAAACATCCCATGATAACAGGAATTTGTGCATCATCACCATCAAGAAAAAATCCAAATACAACATCACCTTGCCGAACCTTTATATTTGTTGCATTATTACATGCCCCAGTTCCATCTGTTGTTGATAATAAACACTGTGCCCAAGGAAGATCTTCATCTGGTAAATCTACTGTACTATGTGGGTGATAACCCATGATTCTGACTTTAACTCTATTTCCCCAACCACCACCATTTGCCTGGCTTCCCTGTGTAGATATCGGTGGAATCTGCCCTATCCACCAACGGAAACCATCTCTTCCTAAAAACTTACTTTGAACTAAAGAACTCTCTAACATTTTTATTCCTTATTATTTGTTCCGTAACGTCCAAATGTATCACGGACTAAAGTCATCGATGTATAAGAACCGTTAGTATCAAAGTGATGACATAACTCTTTAATCATATATAGACCACTTTGTTCTTGATCAAATTCTTTTCCATCTTCTCTACTTATTTTTGGAAACTGACACTCAATCAAATCACCAGCATTTAAGTTTGTGTTTGATGGAATGGTCATATTTACTGTCTGAGTAAACAGTACATTATATCTCATAAGTGCTTGCGATTGATACTTGAAAGGATCTGCATTTTCATCTTTTGATACATCTCTTTCCATTGTACCAACGTCTAAAATTTGTGTGATCATACGAGAAGGGATATCTCCCAAAGTTTGATTAGATCCGGCAGAAACTTTTGGTAGTTTTACTTTTTTACCAAGATTCTTTGAATCATTTACATAATTTTCTAACTTAAATATTCCTTTCTCGGGACTTGTAAACTCAAACGTTAATGGATTATAGAACATTCTATAGCTAGAATATGTTCCTAATCTAAGTTTTTCTAGTAAGTTTTGATTTCTATTGATGGAATAATCTAAAATATTGAATGAGTTATCAGTTTCTGATTCAGATCTAATAACTTCAGTGTAAACATACCTTGCCTTTGGTTGTTGTGTGATTAATTTATCGATAGATTTAAAATGAAACCCTTCTTTTGTTTGATAAAAAACAAATCCAGCAGTTGCATTTTTAGATGCTAACTCTGGAACTGATTTAGAAGCTAACCAAACTAGTACAGTAAATGGTTTTCTAAGATTACCAATGAATCCGTACTTATTTTGGGTTTTATCAACATCAATCTTTTTATTTGTTTTCAAGTAGTCTTTAATAATCGTTTTTACCGAAGTATCGATTGTTGAAGATGTTGGATATTTTTTTGCAACTCTTGAAGTTTCATTTGTGATTGCCTCTCTTGATACCAAATTCAATACAAACATTTCTCGTTGCGATTCACTGAGAATATTTGAGACATTTGAAACATACAAATAATCATCTGGTTTTTTAGAAAAATCTAGTCCAGGATTTGTTTTTGAGTTTCCTGTTATTTTGAGTGCAACTCTTTCTCCACCCCTGAGTGGTAAACCGTTGTATATTGATTGTAAAGCACCATCACTATTTCCTTTCCTATCAGCAGGTTGAATGGCATCTCCAGTATTGGTAACAACTATTTTTGCAGTAATAGTTGGTGAAAATATATCTTCATAGTAATCTACTGAAACTGCTCCAAGACGAATATCAACTGATCTTTTTTGATCATTTGATTCTATTCTTATTTCTTCGTATATGGATTTTTTTGCTGACATTTAGGTATATGCTAACTCTAGCAGTAATCTTTGAGTTGTGAATTTATTTAACATCATTTCAGCAGAAACTGGAATAGATAATGATTTATTTCCTCCACCAGCACCAACTGGTACTACTGATGATGTTCCTGGTTGCTGGACAACCACAGTTGGTCCAGATCTGTCTGGAGAACTGGTAAGAGATGATGCTCTCATTTGTTGTTGTCCCGATTCTGGTGAAGAAATCTGGGCAAGATTTTGAGTTCCAGTGGGTGCTGGAGGAGCAACAAATCCTTTTGGTGCCGATCTGGTAAACATAATAAACTCGACATATGGACTTGGATCTCTATCACCACCATATGCAAGTTGTTCAGGAGTTTCATTAAATCCATGAGCTTCCAAGTGAACATGAGGTCCAGTTGTTCTAGTTCCACTATTACCACTCTGAGCAAATGGGCTTCCTGCAGGAATGTTTCCAGATTTTATTAAAATTTTACTTAAGTGTGCAAATCTGAGCATTACACCTAGATCAGGAACTCTAACATCAATTAGATTTCCATACCCACTCTGAGTTCCTGCATATGCAACAGTGGCAGGATATTTGCATGAAATGTAGATTCCAATGTCCATAGCAATATCTAAACCACCGTGCCAGGCACTTCTACCACTAATAGGATCAAATCTTTGCCCTCTCAGACTTGAAACAGAACCTACATTTTGTATAGAATCTCCTCTTTTATATCTTTTAGATTGATTAATCGAAGATGGTGGAGTCGGAGATGTTGGAGTCGGAGATGTTGGTCTTGGTGCTGGTGGTCCAAGAGGAGTATCTTTCGCCTTATACATTATATCTATTTGCTCTTTAGTATAACTTGAATATTTGGTCCAAGCGCCAGGACCTTGCGTTTTCAATAATCCAATCGCTAACAAATCTTGATTATTTTGATCAAATCTATCACTATCCTTTAATCCAGCAGCTGCTTGTGCTGATGGAAGAGAAATAGGAACAAATTGATATCTACCTGCTGCGTGTAGTCTTACTGGATTATTTTGTCTTTGTAATGCCTTAACTTCACCAATAGTCATATCTGTAAGGTTTTTTCCAATCCATTTTTTAGATCCACCAAGACTATCTGCGGCTCTGCCTCTGTTCATAGCATTATAATCACCACCACTTTCTGGACCAGAAATAATATCTAATGCTTGTTTATGAATAGGTTGTATTCTCCCTCCTTGTCCTGGAGACCCTTGAGTTTCTGGAACTGTTTCATCAGTACCCTCACCAGTACCCTCACCCGTATCCTCAGTGCCTTCAACTTCAATCTTTAAATCAAGTGGTTCTTGTAAAATTGATAATGCAGATTCTATGGACCTTTCAATAGATTTAAAACCAAAATCCATCTGCTGCATTGAATTTTGAAGCAGTTGTGACTGACTTGAAAAGTCAAACTTAATCAAATTTGAAATAGATCCTTGCAACAAGGATCCAAAACCAGAAAGTATTTGTGTTACACCACTTACAAACCCACCAAGAACTCCTACGATTTTTCTTATCTTTTTAATCAGTTCTTCGGCAAGTTTAATAATAACTGGTAATCTTTGTAGCAACCATCCAGTCAATACCGTGCCTATAAAATCAAATATTCTACCCAAGAATCCTCTGGTGCTTGATGCTATAACTTTACCCTGTCTTTTTATTGATCCACCAACGGAAGATGCCTCTACAATATCTTCTTGCTCTTTTCTTCTAACCGCTTCTCTTCTTCTTTGAAAAAGAATGCGATCTTGAGATATTGCCTGTCTTTTATTTTTATTTTTTGTAAATAGAGTACTACTAATCCTGGTGGAAGAAATCTGAGCTTGCTTAATACCATCACCCAAAGAAGAAACAGATCTTTTAATACTTGTGATGTCTATTGAAGACCTAGCTAGTGTGGTTGCCATCTTATGTTACCACATTATAACTCATTTGTGAGTATAAAACATAGAAGTTATCTGGATTTGAGGCAGAAATGAATGGAACACTATTTGCTTCGCCACCACCTCCACCACCAGGATAAGAGGTTGGTTGCGCTTGAGGTGGGGGTGCAACCACTACATTTGGTTTTGGTTCTGGCAAAGGTCCAACTCCAGATGCTTTTTCTGTGGCAGTTGTAGTTTTTACCGGTTCAATTTTTCCAGTTGTTGTAGTTGAAGATGAAAAAATTGATGAATAGTCTGGAAACCCAGTTTGTCCAACTGATGGAGTTGTTGGTGTAACACTATTTTTATCAGATCCAGATTCTTTTCCTTGTTCATCAGTTATGGTTACAGTCGCTTGTCCATACTTTGGTTGTTCCGAAAAATCTTGAGTGGTTTCACCCATCTTCAAGTTTTCTGCTGGTGGTGTTTTTGGTGCAGTTGGTGCAACTTTAGGTGTGCTGGTTTGTTCCTCAGATGGTTTTCCACCAAACAAAGATTTTCCATAGTTAAGTGCTTTAACTCCAAACTCTTCACCAGGGCCATAGGTCAATAAAGGAGCAGCAAGCATAGCTCCAAATTTTATTGGTCCAGGTAAAGGTAACTTAGATGCTAATGCCATTGCGCCCGTGGTAGCAACCGCAGCGCCAGTGCCTGCCGCAACAGACTCATCGACTGGTTTACCACTCATTAGATTTAATCCAGTGCTAACTGCTCCTGTTATTACTGCACCACCAGCACCTGGGGGGCGAACACCAGCAGCAGCACGTAATCCAGGTATTTTAATCTTTCCTGCTGCTTTTTTTACCGCATCGATTAATGCATTAATAGGTTTTAAGAAAAGTCCGCCAGCAACAGCAGAACCAATTTTTCCAACAACTCTTGATGCAGTTCCAACTAATCCAAATAAACCAGTTCTAATTGCCAGATAAACTCCGCCAACGATTGCAAGATTTTTTACAACATTATTTTTTATTTCTTCTAGTTTTTTCTTATTATTTTCCCCTAATGCCCTGATTGTTTCTATTCCTTGGTTGATTAACCATCCCCCAAGAAGAGTTGTAAAGAATCCCATCAATCCAGATAGAACTCCTTGTGCCTTTGCGGCAACTCTCTGAACGGGTGCAACCAATGCAGATTGCATCCTTTTTTCAACAATATTTTCTTTTCCTTCCCTTAGTTGTTGTTCAGCAAGTATTCTTTCCTGATTTTGCTTTTGAACCTGCCTTTGCTGTTCTAAGGTACTGTCATTAGCAATATAAACTGCAATTCTTTGTAATGAACTACCAAAATCACGCATCTGACCAGCCATAGTAGATAACTGACTGGATATTGCATTTATTCCTAGTTGATTTCTATTTAATAATAAAATCGTTGTTGGATCTGGTGCTTGTACCTGAGGACCTCCTGTACGACCAACAGAAAACGCACTAGAAGACACCGTGTTTCTAGCTACTCTAATACCACCTGATATTGGGGATGAAAACTCAGCCATTAGATGCGTGTTTTAGATTTTCTTCTTCAACATACTGATGAAGAAGAGAGAGATACACTTCTCTTTCCCATGGGATCATATTTTCTAACTCCGTCAAAGAGTATTTATGATGCTGCATTAAAGAAAAGTTGACCTTATAATATGACGCAAGATCCTCATGCGCCATACTTATGCGAAAAAAGACGATAATCCCTCCAATAACACCTCACTTTCAACGTCTGTATTTGGATTTCTAACTTTAATCTTATGAGAAAGTTTTGGCATAGTATCAAAAAACTTTTCAATCTGCTTGAAGTTTTTTGAACTAAGTTGCTCTAAGAAATCATTGAGTTCTTTCTTCGTGCAGTCGGCAGCAGACCAAGATTCTTCCTCTGAATAAATCTGCTCTACACAAGATGAGATTAAATCAAAAGTATCATCAATACTAATATCTCCGCCAATAGAAAAGTTGTTTTTGATGAACTCTTCCATTGATGGATATTTCATTCTTAAAGTTAAGGTATCATCAATCTTGATATCTTTTGAATGCTTTGGATCAACTTGAACTTGAATATCATCCAAGTTAATAACCTGAGGAACTTGAGTTGTATTGTCATCAGGACATGTTACAAGAACTTCAACCTCTTCACCCACTGATTTTCCACGAATATTCAAGAACAAATACTCAATATCAAAAGTTGCAAGTTCTTCAACTTTGATTCCTTTTGTCAGAATACAGTTTGAAACAACATCTTTTACTGCAGTTGCAATCTGACTTGGATCGTCACTTTCCATTGCAATGATAAGAATCTTTTCCTCTTTAACTAAGAAAGGGCGATATTTTATCTTTTTCTTTATAGAAGGTATTTCCAACTCATATGTTGGGGTAGTTATCGTTGGTAAAGGCATAATGTCAATAACCTGTTATTCATTAAAAATATTTAGATCACTCTTTGACCGATTACTGTACCTGTTGCTCAACTTGGAGGACGATTTGCATTTACAACTTGAGGGATTACACTTCCTGGTGGAGTATATGTGAGTCTGACTCCGCTTTCATTTCCAAGAGATTGTCCAGTTCTGGGAATAAGTCTTGGTCCACTATTATTGGTAAATGCATTAAGAAACTGAGTTGAATCTCTATTATTATCTACGCCAGCATAAATATCAGCACTCAAAGTTCTTCCACAAACATATCTTTCATAACTAAATGATGCCGTCGCTTTTAAGATCTCTGAGCTATTATAACTAATCGTTGTTGAGTTCAGTGACAAGGGAAATAATCCGTAAAAAGTATATTCTAAACTTCTTCTATAATCTTTCTCAAATTTTACTATTTTAGTTTGATTTGTTTTATATTCTTCGGGATATTTCATTCTAAAGAAATAACCCTTATCATAGGGCGAAGCTGTGGAACCACTAGAAATAAACTCCATCCAGTGCTCTAAAAACTTCAAAGTTCTATATTGATTGTCAACATAAAACTCTAAATCAATTTGGGTGAAAAGACGAGTATGTGCAAACTTTTCAACTACTCCTATGTAGTTTCCAGAAATATCTGTTGTTCCAAAAGAACTTCCTGGAAGAGATGCCGAATTACAAAGTAAACCAACTCCCTCTCCGACAAATCTAGATTCAATTCCGCGTGCAAGTAAGTGATTACGTAAACCTAGTGGTAAAAATCCAAATGAAAGTTGGTAGTGTGAAGTTTGTGCTAAATCCGTTATTAATGGTTTAAAATGAGATATTTTTCTTCGAATAGGTGCGGGCACTCTAAATACCTATTATGAGAGTTTATGTATAGTTATTTAGATGTCATATAAAGGAAAATACAAACCATCTTTCCCACAAAAATATAATGGAGATCCAACTAATATTATATACAGATCACTATGGGAAAGAAAATTTTGTGTGTACTGTGATTTAAATGAAAATGTTTTAGAATGGGCATCAGAGGAAAAATGTGTTGTTTATAGATCTCCTATTGATGGAAAAGCACATCGTTACTTTCCAGATTTTATTATTAAAGTTAAAGAAAGTAATGGATCGATTAAAAAATATGTGATTGAGATCAAACCAAAAAGACAAACTTTACCACCAGCAAAACCAAAAAGACAAACAAAAGGATATTTGTATGAGGCATATGAATATGCTAAAAATCAGGCAAAGTGGGCTGCCGCACGAGAATGGTGTGCAGATCGTGGATATGAGTTCAAAGTTATCACAGAAGATGAGTTAGGTATTAAGTAATGCCAAGAAAAACACTCAAAGAAAGACAAGAACAAAAAGTTACTGATACTGATCTACATGAAAATCGTATCCGCCCAGTTCTGGATGCTATCACTGGAAAGGAAGCGGGTGATGATGTGATGATTGAACTTATGGAAGTTCTTCAAGAAAGTGGTAAAGTTCCACAGGCAGGTAAGTTTTATATTTTTGTTTATAATGCTAAAACTCCAAATCTCAGATATGATCAAAATCCTTTAGTTGCCGTAACTGATGTTTTTTCTTGGGGATTTCGTGGATTGAACTTGCATTGGGGGGAAAGTCGTCAATATACCTGGGATGAAGTTGCTGGACAAATATATGAAGTATATCCATCAGAAGTAAAAGATCTTCAAGCACTACCTTTTGCAAATTTTCGAATAAATACTTAAAAAAGACATATGCCAGATCCACTGCTAGGTTATACTCTTGCTCAAAATGGTATTAGTTTAGCGTCTCAAGCTTCAAACGCTCTGAGTAGTGGTGCGGCAAGTTCTCCAGGAAGAAAAGATTTTAGATATCCATTGGCACTGATGGATGATAAAACTGATTATTTAAAAATAAAAATCTTTAAATATGTATTACCCAAAGAAGGATCATTTAGAGTAAGCGCACGTGCCCCATATTTGACGGCAGAAAGTTACACTGATAGATTAAGTAAATCTCAAGAAAAATCGATTGCCAGTATTATTCTTCCTATTCCACAAAATATTTCGGATTCTACTTCTGTAACTTGGGGAGAAGATACTATCAATCCACTTGAAGCATTCGGTCTTGGTGTGGCAAATCAGGCACAAGAACAAGGATTTGACGTAGCACAGGCTGCTGGTGATGCAATACTAGGTCAAATGAAAGGTATAGATTTATCAACACAAAACGTTATTAGAAATGCAATATCTTCACGTGCAGTGTCTGCTCTTGGAGGAAATGTAAGTGTTAGTGGGTTAATCTCAAGAGCAACTGGGCAAGTATTAAACTCAAATCTAGAGTTGTTATTTCAAGGTGTTAATTTAAGATCTTTTCCATTTGTGTTTGATTTTGTACCAAGATCGGGTCCAGAAGCTAGAGAAGTTAAAGAGATTATAAGAACTCTGAAAAAATCAATGACACCTAGATCTGGTAGTGGTAAAGGAACTAGTACTGGAACAGGATCAGATTTATTCATTTCTTCACCCGATACATTTAAACTCTCATATATGAGTGGTGGAAGACCACATCCATTTCTAAACATATTCAAACCTTGTGCATTGGCTTCTATGTCAGTCAACTATACTGCATCTGGCACTTATGCGACATACTCGGATGGAACTCCAGTACATATTCAAGTTACATTAGAGTTTAAAGAAATAAATCCAGTTTATCGTGAAGACTACGATTCAAAAGATGGTAAAAATGGAGTAGGATACTGATGTCATACTTTAGAGAACTTCCAAATTTACAATATCCATCATTTTTACCAGATAAAAAATCTTCGCTTGATTATTTGGAAGTAAAAAACTTTTTTAGACGTGTTAAACTAAGAGAAGATTTGAAAAATAATTTCGTTCTTTTAAAAAAATATCAAATACCAGATGGTATTAGACCCGAGTTAGTTGCTGAAGAGTTTTATGGTAGTGCAGAATATGATTGGATTGTTCTCCTTTCTGCTGGTATTATAAACGTAAAAGATGAGTGGCCATTATCTGATCAAGATTTATTTACCTTTACTAATCAAAAATATGGTACATCTGGGATGTATCAGGTCCATCACTATGAAACCATTGAAGTGAGGGATTTAAATGGGAGATTGATCCTCCCAAAAGGGAAAGTTGTAGATGCAAATTTTAGAATACCTAATTTATACCAATCATATACAACAGCACCATCAGCACCAACACCACCACCAGAACCACCACCAGTGCCACCACCACCAGTGCCACCACCACCAGTGCCACCACCACCAGTGCCACCACCACCAGTGCCACCACCACCAGTGCCGATACCATATACGTATAATGTAGTAAATAGTGGATCGGGTGCCTATGTATTCACCGGAAGTGCAACCGGAAATAATCCAGTTATCACTGCGCCTGTAGGATCCACTTTAACCTTCAATCTAAATGCTTCAGGGCATCCATTCTGGGTTAAAACAACAAATACAACAGATGCAAATGATGCAATAACCGCAAATATTACAGGTAATGGATCACAAACTGGTCAGATTATTTGGAATACCACAGGATTAACACCTAGAACTTATTATTATGTTTGCCAATTCCACACAACTATGAAAGGGGTTATTGATATTTTACCTTTATCGACTTTATCGAGTAGCGACACTAATTCATATGTCACTCAAAGTGCACAGTTTTCTCAATATATTGGTATAACTCCAGTGGAAACTATTAGATATACGACAGACTTAATTAATCCAGTAGTTGCTATAACTAATTATGATTATGAAACAATCAAAAATAATAATAAAAGATCAATTGGTATTTTAAATCCCATTTATGTGCAACAGTTTTTGAATGATATGAGAAGTATTATGAGTTATGATATTAACTCACAATATGTTGACGATAAGTTAATTCGTACTAAGAACACTCGTATGATCGGGCCATAATAGTTTTAGTTTCTTATCAAAAACCATTACATATCGGTGCTTGCGGGAGCGTTCTTTCCACTCTCCTTCAGCACCTTTTACTTTACCTCTAGAGTGCTTGGTGCCGTCTGTAAAGTAAAAATCTTTTTTTGCATCTGTAAGACCGCAATATTTAAAGTTACAAGCACGATAGATTGTACCACTATGAAAATCACTATCAGCATAAGAGATGATTGCTGAGACTTCTGTATCTTTGCGAAACTGTCTAATCGCTTTTGCAACGAACCAAGAAGTAATGTTGTACTCCTGTGACTGTGTATCGGGATGGATGCAAAGTCTTGAGAGTTCGAAGAGTCCTCGTTGTTGGTTTCTTTCA